CTGTTTGCGGCTTTTTTTGTTTCAATCCATGTTGTGGCTTTTTCATAATCAAAACCTGCGTTTATATAGTCGGCTTCGGTGTGTGTCACTTTACAACCTCCTCATCGAAGCTGTCCGCATGTACCCAGTGGCCGCTGTCCCCATTCCAAATAAAGGCGGGCAATTTAATCTTGAGCTGGGCGGTATATTTTTCGGCGGTGGTTCGGTCTGTGTCTCGGCATAGCGGCATTCCTTGATGAATAATCCTCCACTTCCCGCCACTGGTGCTCAAATAGGTCTTGAGGTCGTCGTATTTTTCCATGGCTCATTCCTAAAAATAAAATTTTTCGCAGAAGTCGATTAGCGTATCTGTTTCAATATCAAAATACCTGGTCATCGGTGTACCCCAGTCTTGGTATTGAAGCCATGCACGGCATGGCTCGCCATCTTCGGTAAGCTCTCCCATGATTTCAACGTGGGGGCCACCAGTACACAGCACGATCCGGAATTCTGCCGCTTCGTCATCCTCGCCGGGTACATGCCAGTCGCCACGAACCTCTACGCTTAGGGCGTTTTCTTGGGCCGCTTCCCTCGCATCCTCTTGGCTTTTGTAATCACCTGCCGCGTGCTCTAGTTCGTTTAGTTCTTCAATGTTTTCCTTGTCCCAAGATTCTAGGGCGGCTCTGGCCTCATCTATCAGTTCGGGCATTTCCTGATCGGCCAGCGTATCGGTGAGGTTGGCGCGCTCGTCTCTTAATTCTTCGAGTCGTTCAAAATCTAAATTGTAGGCCGCCATCAGCTCGATAATGGTTTCGGCTTGTGCTTGTGCTTGTTCTTTTGCGTGGTCTGTGGTCATGGTTTACTCCTGTGTATTGCGTTGTTGAAAAAAAGGGGTTTCACTCCAACCCTGCGCGGTTTGTAAATAAATTGCTGCTCCTGTCTCTCTGCTGTGTGTAGTGCTGAAACAAACTGCAAGCCCGTTTTTTACCTGCTGTCGAGCATTAAAAATTGCTTGATGGTAGTCGCGGGTTTCGGGCAAATAAAGTTCTGCATATGGTGAAAATGTGTACTTCATGGTTTTTGTCCTGTTGTCGGTGAATAGTCACCCGTAAACCCTCGGCTGAGGGCTTACAGTCAATCATTCAAAATCGTAATCCTCAATCGCATCTTCTAAGCCGGTGACAAGTCAATCAAAATCTTCCGATTCCCCCAGCACTGAAGCCAGTGCAAAAACATGGCTTCTCGGGTATTCTTCACAAAGCGATTCGAGATAATCGCGGCGGCTAATATAGCCGTGGACTTTATAGTCAGTCATGATTAAATCTCCCTGGTTTGATTGATGTGGAAAACTGTTACGGTGCGCGGCATCAGTTTGTTTTCGCCGTCTTTTGTAGTCGGTATCCATGTGATGCACTTAACGCCATGTTGTCCCTTCTGTACTGTCCGGCCTTTGGCAAGCCAAGCCTTAAAAGTCAAGACATTAACACGGGGTTGAATGTCATCAATCCCCATAGCTGCGAAGCCTGAATAAATTGCGCCGAGATTAACGGTTGATTGCCCGCTAGTGGCTCTCTGTAGTGATTCGATGTTGTTCATGCTGTCTGCTCCTTGGTGGTTGTTGCTGTCTGGTAGATTATCTAATAAAAAAGGGTGTCTGGTGTAGGTGTTTACCCTTGCATGTCAAAATAACTGCGGGCTCCATCGTCTTCGTCAATAAATGCAAGCTCGACGGCGGAATTTATTGCATTGTCCAGGTCTTCGCCCACATAGCCGTTAGGGCTGATGGTCCCGATATAATGAGCGGACGGCGGAAGGTCTTTTTGTGCTGTGTACTGTTTCATGATTTTAATTCCTGTAATGAGAGTTCGAAAATTCGACCCCTTCACATATATAGCATAATAGAATCGTGCCAGCTTTTACTAAGTTGTTGATTCATAACGATAATTTAGATTGACTTGAAACCCTAATAGGGTAAACCCTTAATTGATTACCCTCATGCTTGTCTGTATGTATAAACAGTAAAAGTAAGCGCGGGGCTGTAGTTGCCTTCTTGTTCCCCTATAGAGTACACTCCGCATCTATGATTAAACACAAACCATTATCAAGAGATCAGATAAGACAAGGACTAGATACAATTCCCGTTTCCACGATCCTTGGCTCTACCGCTGCCAAGCAACTTACAGCCAAACAAAGACGGTTCGCCCTGGAAGTAGCGAAAGGACAGACCAAGGCAAGCGCCTATAGGACAGCCTACAACGCCAATCCAGCGCCTTCAACTATCATCACATCGCCCTATAAGCTGAGTGCCGATCCTAGAATCAAACAAGAGATTGAGGCCTACGAACGCGCTTTACAGGCCCAGGAGTACCGAACTCCCGCTGCTTTACGTGCTTTAGTGGTCCAGAGTCTAGCGGAAATTGTACTCGATCCAGAAGTAAAAGCAGCCGTTCGCGTTCAAGCTGCAAAGGTTCTCGGTACTGTAACCGAAGTCGCCGCTTTCACGGAGCGCAAAGAGATCACTACCATTAAGAGAGCAGACGACGCACGCGCTCAGGTGCTCCAATACGTTCGGCAACTGGCCAAGTCTACAGCTACAGATGCGCTCGATGTGTCCGCGCAGTCACTATTGGACGAGCTGAGCCCTGTAGTTAAACTAAATACTGTGGATATAGCCAGTGATGTGGATATAGCCAGTGATGTGGATAGCGATGACCCCCACCCACCCCCCACCCCCCTTTTAGACGACGACGCGGCGCAAAATCTATTACATATTAATCCACACAAACTATCCTAATTTCATAGGAATCGCCAATCAAAAAAAGCAGCATGGGATAGGGGGGGGGTATATATTTTTTCAGAAAGCTGATTTAGTTGAACTAAATATGGTGCTTTTTAGGGAGTAGTAATTTAGTTGAACTAACTAAAAAATAGTAGTTAGTTAAACTAGAAACCAATTTAGTTAAACTAAATGTAGGCTTAGTTAGTCAAGAAGATGGTTGAACTAAATGGCTGAATAAGACGAAATAATGATTTTAAGGATTTAGTTAAACTAAATATGAAAACGGAACAAAAGCGAGCTATCGCACTGGAGAAAATTGTGACTCCTGTACAAAAAGGAAGTGTTCATTATTATTGATGAGTGGTGGAAGAGGTTTGGGTACTCGCCTACCTTGCGGGAGATTGCGCATCAAAGGGGTAAGCCCGGTGTAGCGAATACAAAGAAGATAGTGGATAGGTTGGTTAGTATTGGTGTTTTGAAGAAGTGGGATAAAAGGCCTAGGACTATACGGCCTGTTTATTTAAGTTTTAGGGAGCTTCAATGAATTTAGAAGAACTGATTGCCGGGTTGGATGAAAGTGAGCTTGATAACTTAATGGCTCAGATTGAAGAAACTAAAAAAGCCGAGCAAAGGGAAAAAGCTCAGAGTTCATTTATGGAGTATGTGAAGGTGATGTGGCCGGGGTTTGTCCACGGAAGACATCATGCACTCATGGCAAAAAAATTCGAGGATGTGGTTTCTGGGAAGATTAAACGTCTAATCATAAATCTTCCACCGAGGCACGCTATAAGTACAAGTATGACGATACCAACTCTTGAAGGCATGAAGACAGTTGCTAATTTAGCGGTTGGCGATTATGTGTTTGGGTCTGATGGAAAACCTACGCTTGTACTTGGAAAGTCAGAGGTTTTTAAGAATAGACAGTTGTATAGCGTTACGACAAATGATGGGTTTAGTTTGGTTGTAGACGGAGAGCATCTTTGGACGGTAAGGCTTGACAGAAAAGCAAAGAAATTTTTTGACTACACAACAGAACAATTATGGGAGCGGCAGAACGGAGCTATGTTTCGTGCGAGCCGAAAAACAAAAGTAATTCAAAGGCAAAACAAATTATGTGACCCATTAAAAGTCAGGATGCCGATGCTCCCTTCAATGGCGGCAGTTGAAAGACCGGAGGAAAACTTGTTGGTAGACCCATATGTGCTTGGAGTCTGGCTTGGAGATGGGACTAAAAATCAAGCAGTCATTACGTCTATTGATAGTGATGCAGAATTTATACGGCCAGAAATTGAACTTCGCGGCTATAAAACCACAGACCAGTCCACAAAGTACTCGTTTGGAATACTTGATTTAAAAGTTAAGTTGCGTGAACTTGGCGTGTTAGGCAATAAACATATTCCCAAACAATACTTAAATGCATCAATTAAGCAAAGGCGTGACCTACTCAAAGGATTGATGGATACAGATGGCAATGTCTCCAAAAAAGGTCAGTGTTTTTTTTCCCAGAGCAAAAAAAATCTTATTGACCAAGTGCGTATGCTTCTTGCAAGTCTTGGTATTAAAAATTCAGTCAACGTTTCTGAGGCAAAAATTGGAAACAAATCGTATGGTGACGCATGGCGAATTACGTTTTATGCACATGATGTTTTTATCTTGCCAAGAAAAGAATGCCGGACTTTAAAAACTGAAAGATGTTTTGGGCGTTACATTAAAATTCAAAAGTTAATTGAAACTGGCAACACGCAATGCATCAAGGTTGACCGAGATGATGGGCTTTTTATGGCTGGAGAAGGCCACATCATTACCCACAACACCAAATCGGAATTTGCTTCTTATTTACTGCCGTCTTGGTTCCTTGGTAAGTTTCCTGATAAGAAAGTGATTCAAGCATCTAATACGGCTGACCTTGCAGTTGGCTTCGGCAGGAAAGTTCGTAACTTAGTTGGCTCTGAAGCATATTCGAAAATATTTCCCGGCGTGGCTTTGAGACAAGATAGTAAAGCAGCAGGTAGGTGGGCTACTAGCTCTAACGGCGATTACTTTGCTATTGGAGTTGGGGGTACAGTTACTGGTAAGGGTGCTGACCTTTTAATAATTGATGACCCACATGCGCTAGCCACGGACACACTGGTTCCAACTCCTTTAGGGTTTCGAACTATCGCAGAATTGCGCGTTGGCGATGAAGTGTTTGGCGTAGATGGATTCCCCACAAGGGTCGTGGCTAAGTCGGATGTGTGGCCGGAACGAGAGCTATTTAAAGTGGACACCAACGACGGTGAAACGGTTTACTGTGATGGAGGGCATTTGTGGAACTACCGAAAAGATACCAAATTACGCGCCCCACATAAAAACAGTACTGCGCGAGAGCTTGCCGAATGGAATAAAACGAGTCTTCCGTGTATGCAAAGGCATGGAGTAGTGCAGTACCCTAACACGCTACTGCCAATTGACCCCTATGTGCTTGGCGCTTGGCTGGGCGACGGTACCTCTTCTATGGGGCGCATGACTTCTCACCCAACTGATATGCCGTTTATGCGCGGGCAATTTGAAGCCTCCGGGCACGCCACAACTACACTTAAGGATACCTATTCTTTCGGGGTGACTATGTTAGCCCCCAAGTTACGCGCACTTGGCGTACTCAACAATAAGCACATACCCGAGATATACCTGCTTGCTTCGCCAGCTCAGCGGCTAGCATTACTTCAGGGGCTGATGGACACTGACGGAACGGTAACAACAGTTGGACAGTGTTCATTCCAAAACACTAACCGTAAATTGGCACAAGGAGTTCGAGAGCTGTTACAAAGTCTGGGTCTGAAGGCCAAGATGTGTGTATATTTTGATACACGCGAATTACACGCCACAAGAAAACCTGACTACCGAGTTAATTTTAAACTTGCTGATTCTTTCCGAATGCCGCGCAAGAACATTCGTACGTTTACGGCTACTGACAAACAGTGCCGATTTTTCACAGTATCAAAGACAGAGTTACGCGGAGATGTGCAGTGCATCACGGTTGACCGTAAAGATGGGTTATTCCTTGTAGGTCGCGGTTACGTAGTAACACATAATTCTGAACAGGAAGCCAGACTCGCGGCTAGCGATTCAAGTGTTTTTGATTCTGTGTATGAGTGGTATACCTCTGGCCCACGGCAGCGTCTTCAGCCTAACGGTTCAATTATCGTAGTTCAAACTCGATGGGCAGACAGAGATTTATGTGGCCGCATCATGGCTGATTCCATAAAACGAAACAAAAGCGAAGAGTGGGAGATTATCGAGCTACCTGCCATCATGCCTAGTGGTAAACCCTTATGGCCGGAATTCTGGAGCTTAGAAGAGCTAGAGAACTTAAAAGCAGAACTTCCTGTTAGTAAATGGAATGCTCAATACCAGCAACAGCCTACTGGCGAAGAGGGTGCAATTGTAAAAAGAGAGTGGTGGAAAAAATGGAAACATGAAATCCCACCTAAATGCGAGTACATTATTCAAAGTTGGGATACTGCTTATACAAAGGGAGAGAGAAGCGACTACTCGGCCTGTACGACGTGGGGCGTTTTTTATTTAGATGATGATGTTTCAAAGCCAAATATTATTTTGCTAGATGCTTTAAAAAAGCGGATGGAATTTCCTGAATTGAAGGAAGTCGCTAACTCTTACTATAAAGAGTGGGAGCCGGATACTTGTATTATTGAGGCTAAGGCCGCTGGCGCTCCATTGATTTTTGAGCTTCGGGCCATGGGAATGTTTGTTGAATCTTATACCCCAACCCGAGGCAATGATAAGTTTGTTCGTATCAATGCCGTAGCTGATTTGTTTAGTTCTGGTGTAGTTTGGGCACCAGAGACACGCTGGGCGGAAGAAGTAATTGAAGAAATGGCTGCATTCCCAAATGCCCCACACGATGACTTGGTTGATTCTTCAACCCAAGCACTACTAAGATTTAGAAAAGGCGGCTTTATACGATTAGACTCTGACGAAAAAGAAGAGATAAAATTGTATAAGAAGACTCGCGCTTACTATTAAGGAACATTCATGGCTACCAATGTAGATAAATCATTCTTTCAGCAACCAATCGGTATGATGGGTGATGATGGCGCAGAGCCTATTGAAGTTGAAATTATTGACCCAGAGGCAGTAAATATTCACGCAGGGGATATGGAAATAAGCATAATCCCCGGTAATGACGATGAAGACTTTGACAATAATCTGGCCGAAGAGATGGATGAAGGCGC